CATGAATGTAAGGACCACGATCATTACCCGAACAACGGCACACCGCTTGAAACATACACGTAGGCGTGTTCCAAAAGGGAGTGTCTTGTGCGCAGCAGTAAGGGATTGTTGATTAAACCGTTCACCATTAGCTGTTAGGTTTCCATGGAAGCCAGGTCCATACCATGAGCTAATGACTGACAGAGTAGTTAGAATAGGAAGCATAATAATAAAGCGAAGAACTTTTATATTGATTACTCCTACTAGTCCGCCAATACACGCGCAGTATTGACGGACTTGCCAATACTATTTCTTCTTGGCAGTCTTAGCAGCCTTCTTAAATTGAGCTGCAGTAGGTGCTCCTTTAGCACCAGGTTTACGCATCTTCTCATCACTACCAGCAGCGATACGCATTCGCTTGGCATGGATATTAGCGTAGAGTCCAGGCTTAGCCATTACTTTTTCTTCTTTGATTTACCAGCTTTATCAAGAGCAATAGCTACCGCTTGTTTCTGAGGGTAGCCTTCACTCTTCAACTTACTCACATTAGATGAGACTGTTTTACTGGAACTACCTTTCTTGAGAGGCATCAGAAAATACCAGGGATGATTTGACCAGTGGTGATGTAAGCACCTACTGCTGCAACGAAGCCAAGCATAGCAAGGCGACCATTCAGCAGTTCAGCTCGTTCGTTGTGGGACACAGTGTAATCAGAGTCGTGGTACATGGTGGGTTCTTTAGCGAAGATGTTTTGTTGATCGAATTCGTTGGTAGTAACGGTCATCAGAAAGCAAGGTCAGAGTTCTCAAGTTTACGCATAACGTCTTGACGATATGCAGGATCCTTATCGTAGCGTGGATCACTCATCGCTTGTACAAGTTCAGCTTGACTACGGAAGGAGCTGTCTTCTGAGCTAGATCCACGTCCAGTAAGGAGCTTACCATCTTTACCGACAGCATCATTGAACCTACCAGACAAAGCTTGTACAGCAAAGAAGATAGCACTAGGATCACCCTTAGCCATCACTCGATCATACATGTCGATCTCACCTTGAGAAAGACTTTGACCTGCCCATTCAATCATAGCTTGGTAGGCTTTCTTACCACCTACCATCTCGAACAACTTATCAGCTTGCTCTTGAGTGAGTCGTTGTTCGGTATCTTCTTCCTCTACTTCTTCGGACTCTTCTTCGTCCCCTTGGTCCCCTTCATCGGGCTCATCGGTTTGTTGTACTTCATCACGTGATTCTCCTAGTTTCTTTTGAAGTTCAATGTAGGCTTGTTCAAGAGACTTAGCATCTTTGAACTTACCGGCAAACATCTCTTGACGTTCACCTTCGGCTGCTTCAGCGACAGCCAGTGAATCCATCTCATCAGCATTTAGTTCAGACTGATCAGCTGGTGTTTCATTGTAAGTAAGTGTTTCACTCATACGTGGTGGTTAGATTTGTGGTGGTTGTTGTGCGGCTTGTTGGAGCATCTCACCAGTCATCTGTTCACGTTGTTGTTCAACTTGTGCGAACTGACCAGCTTGCTCAGCCATGACCATTTGCTGTTGCTGTTGCATAGCAGCAGCTTGTTGTTGCTGAACTTCTTGCATACTCTTAACAAGATTCAACACTTCAATACCTTGAGAAGCAGCCAAACGTTTGATTACTTCTTCAGGGTTGATGTAAGTTTGGATAGCTTCTGGTCCCATTGTTTGTGCAATGGTAGCCAGGAATTGATTCAAACTTTCACGATCTTGACCGCGACCAAGAGCGTTAATACCTGCAACAATCGTTGGCTTAACAATGTCACCTTTAGGTAGGCGAGGAATCTCACCAGTCTTTTGTGCAATGCTAAGTTTACGATTCAGATAAGGTACAAGAAACTCAACAGTAAGAAGGGAGAATAGTCCACCGAGCTGCTGTTCGAGTTCAAGTTGAGTCATCCTTACCTCTTCGGCTGTAGTGCGTTCGCTGTTCCTTACACTAAGAATAAGGAAGGCATCACTAAGACGTTGGGATAAGGTACCAATCATTTGGTAAGCGGTTTGGAAGTCAGCTGTCTTCCCTACCTGGACAACACCAATGTCATCAGGTCTACCTTGAATGATAGCACCATTACCTGCCTTGGCAAGCGTCGCTGGTTTGGTGGTGCTGGAGGGTGAGACAGTAAACACTACCTTAGCAGCTGCTGCGCTCCCTTCAACCACCGCTTGTGACAGTGCTTCAAGTGACTTGAGATCACCAATGAATTCTTCTACACGTCCCCGGCCATACACTTCTCCATCAACATGGTTGAAACGAAGAACCAACCAAGGGCTAGCATCCTTAGGTGCTTTACCTTCAGAACCTTGAAGACGTTTATCATTTACTTCTTGATGCCAGATCCAACGATTGTTATCAAGAGTACAATGTGTATAGACATCTACTTCATCACCGTGTGATGTAGAGTTGTCCATCGAATCATTAGGTTCGGGTTCCTTGTAATCCGGGAAATAATTTTTCAGTAATTTTTTCGAGACTGTCTCCTTTGTTACTATCTCAATAACATTACCGTTGCCATCTCTATCTACTACATAACGGTTCAAAGGATAAAGCTTAAGCCCATCCTTACCCATAAAGATAAGAGCATTACCAGCTACAACAAGATGCTTTAGTGCTTGGTGTACAACAACACGATCACCGGAAGCTGCAATAGATTCCATGATAGTGCGTTCTACCTTAGCAAACGACAAGTCAAGTTCGGATCTAATCTCTGGTCCTAGTTCTTGACCAAGGTTAATATCATTAACTTGTAGCTTAAAGAAACTGGTTTGGGGAGGCAGTAGAGCTAGCATCAATTTAGATGCCAGAGTGACTACCCCTTTAGAACCAACGCTTTGCCACGGAGTTGTAAGTTTGATAGAACCTTTGGTATATACCTCATCCTCGCGGATAAGATAAGGAAGAGTTAGATCTGCTGCTTGTCTAGCAGTGTTTAGAAACTGTGAACGGTCTGAAGAGAGTCTGTCATAACGAGATTTAGCAGACATTAGACGTTAAGTACAGTTGGAATTTGAGTCATCATTGGTGTGGTAGCTGCAGTTGCTGCCAATGTAGGAGCGGTGAACGCAGTAGCAGCTTGAGCAGGAGTTACGCTAGGACTACGATAAGATGCCTTGAATCCTTGAGTACCAGCAAGTTGAGGTGTACCGTAGGTAGCACCTATCTGTAGGTTAGCAGGATTCATCATCCGACCTTGATTAATCATGAAGGCACGAGCAGCTTCTTGTTCAGCAAGAGCTTGGGCATTAGCTTGTTGGATCTGCATGTTATACATATCCTGAGCACCCATCATCTGCTGATTAAACATGTTACTCATCTCAGCCATTTGCTGCTGAGCTTGCATCTGACTTTGATTGATGATATCTTGGAAGTAAGTGCTTTGCTCACCAATACGATTCTCAAGACTAGCTATATAATCTAGCATGTCTTGATTGGGATTAGCTACTACATCAGTCTCAGTAGTACCAGGTGCTGCAGGTGGTTTACCCGCTACCGGACCCTCATTAGAGCCATCCATCATACCATCGTATGGTCCAGTACGACTGGTTCGTTGACTGGGTTTTGGTTGTTGTCTAGTCCCGGGGCGCCCACTAGGACGAATAACCATACCAGGAGCAACCCTCGTACTAGGGGTTGCAGGAGTCTGCTGACCTTGAATCATTGGTCCAGCAGGTCTACCAGCCATGCTACGAATGGCTTGTGCAATTGAACTATTGCCGAGAGAAGAGCGTCCTACTGGAGTAGAAGCTTGTTCAATAAGCCGATTAGCCGCACCCGAACCAATAGAAGGTGCTCTCATATCTTTATCTTTCATGCTCGCTTGAACAGAAGAGATTCGATTAAGAGCTTTAGATACATTACCACCAGCTGCTTCGACAATTCTACCCATCTCACCTTTGGAGATAGTTGGTCCAGCAGCACGGATTTCTTGTTTAATTTTTCCTTTACCTTTGTTTCCTTTCTTAGTCACTTAATTTTCCTCCATATAATTCATGACCCACTCAACGACACTACGTTGACCGGATCGGTACATGATCTTTTCCATTGTATCTTCTGGTGTAGGGTTGGTGGGCGGAAACGTTTCATCTAACTTGGCTAACATGGCTGTAGCAGTCATGCCTTTTACATCAAGAAGATCAAGCGTATTGAGGGAGGTTGGGGTTTGCATGTTCAAAGAAGGCAGGCATACG